GCCACGAAGCGCTCACCGACCTCACTCAGGACATGACCGCGCTGGCGTATGAGCAGGAGATCATGGCGGAGGACAAAGACGAGGCACCCGGCGCGCTGTGGAAACACGATCTGGTTGACGCGCTGCGACTTTGGAAAATACCGGAATTAACCAGGATCGTGATTGGCGTTGACCCACCGGGCGGCGCGGTAGAGTGTGGCATTGTTGGCGCAGGACGTGGTAAGGATGGTCACGCTTACGTGATTGCAGATGCAAGTATTCTAGCATCTGCGGGTAAGTGGGGGATTGAAGTAGTTTCGCTTTATGACCAGTTGAAAGCAGATCGTGTTGTAGGCGAAGATAACTATGGTGGCGATATGGTTGAAAATACCGTTCGCACAGCCCCCGGCGGCGCGCGCGTCAGCTACCATAATGTTCATGCCAGTCGTGGCAAGGCGGTACGCGCCGAGCCTGTAGCGGCGTTGTACGAACATGGCAAGGTACATCACGTTGGTCAATTCTCACTATTAGAAAGTGAGATGTGTCAATGGGAGCCGAATACAGGGATGGCTTCACCTAACCGCTTAGACGCCCTCGTGTGGGCCTTAACCGAATTGATGCTAGCCCCATCACGCGGCGGACGGATGGAATAAACAATGGGACTGAATCCCGCGATTACTAGCTATCTGGATTATCTGCGAACACTGCGCGCTGATCATTGGGCAGATGTGATCACGTATCGCGACTATGCTGATGGTGAGCAGACTGCGCAGCTTACCGCCAAGCAAAAAGAGATCATCACGGGTAGCACGACCAAAGATCCTGAATTCGCGCTAAACGTGTGTTCGACCATTATCAGCGCCGAAGTGGATCGCCTACATGTCAAGTCGCTAGGGGTGACTGCCACCGCTGACGACATGATGACAGGTGAGCAGGCATCGGGGCAAGAAGCGCTGTCCGATACACTCACGAAAAAAGCATGGCGTTGGTGGAAACAGTCGCGCATGGACGAAGGGCAGATCAACGCCTTCTTTAGCGCCTGTCGTGACGCCGACTCCTATCTGATTGTGGAATCTCTTGTAGCGAACGGGCAGCATGTACGCCCTCGCATCGTTGTTAATCAAGCAATGGATGGTGACGAGGGAGTAGAGATTGTCTACAAGGACAATTCTCCATCTACGCCATTATATGCCATTAAGCAATGGACCATGCAGCGCCCTGCCGTGGATAACGCCAGAATCGGCAAAGTCCAGCGGCGCAACATCTATTACCCAGATCGCGTTGAAAAGTACATTAACGAAAATGTCAGCAGTAGCTATAGCGGCGCCCTGTGGACGCCTTATATGGGCGACGGCGACACGAGCCTAGAGCTTATCGAAGACACCAACGGCAAAGTGTACGAGGCGGCTGTGGCGTGGTGGACGAATACGGGCGCGGTAGGCGGCACACCACTTGGTATTCCTGTGTTCCATTTGCGCAACAATGCGCGCGGTGGTTCCTACGGGCGATCATCCATCGCTGACATTGTACCTGGATTGCAGGACGCGATTAACTTATCGGCTGTGAGCCTCCTAGCAGCCGCGCAATTAGCCGGATTCAAGATCGCTGTCGTCACGGGTGTAGATGACACTGTGGGTGTGTTGAAATTATTCCCTGGCTCAATCATCCGGCTTGATGCCCCCGATGCTGCTGCGACACAACTGACTGAGTCCGACTTGCGCCAGTTGATCGAGGTCAAGGACAGCTACATCAAAGACGCCGCGACGATTACGAGTACACCGCTGTCGTTCTTCAATATTACCGGACAGGTCGCCGCCGAGGGTACGCTAAAGCAGCAAGAAGCGGCGCTGTTGGCAAAGGTGCAGCGCAATCAAGTCTCATTCGGCAACACGATTGAAGACGCGGTTCGGATGATGCTCAAACTCGAAGTCGTCTACGGCAACAGCCTACCGCTGTCTATTGATGCCGTAGACGAACTCGATATTAATTGCGAGTGGAAACCTGCTGAAACGCGCAATGATCGCGAAGTGCTAGATCTCACCGTGATACGCCATAAGGAACTCGGCACACCGCGTAACGTCGCATGGAGTGAGGCGGGATATTCGCAGGACGAGATCACGGCAATGGAGCGAGACACTGATACCCGCCGGAATACGGCTATGGGTCAGCTTACGCAGATGATCGCAACCACCGAACAGCAAAACGATGTCGAAGTGCAGGTCCAACAGCAGGTGCAACAGCGCCAGCCCGTAGCGTCGGCAGAGACTGAGGATGGTCGCGACAATGGCAGCGCTAACGCTACAGCAAATTGACGCCATTCTTGAGCAGGCGCGGCAAGCCGGATTAGAGCCTGCTGAGATTGAGGGATTGCGCTCTGCGCTGTTGATGCGCACGGCACAGCCGAGCAACGTGGATAAGTTGGCATTGAGTGTCAGTATGCTACCGACATCGCAGGCGGCAAGTGTCGAAACGTTCATCAGTGACTTGGACGCCATGCGCAAGCAGCAGTTAGCCAGCGCCAAGGCTGACCTGATGAGCATGAGTGATGAGGAATGGCAAGCGCTGGTTGATGAGGCGAACAGCAAGGAGAATACGGGAAATGATTGATACTTGCCAGAAATGCGGCGGAATAATTCAATGGACTGTCCGAGATTGGGGTTTACTAGAGTACTCCGATTGTGAACAGTGTGGAGATCAACAGGAGTACATTCACGACGGTGACGAACACGATCCCATTTGTCCTCGCTGCGATGGGACAAAGTTCTGGAATGACATGTTTAGATATTGGATATGCCCTAATTGCGGTCCTGTCTTTATAGGCCAAGCGCAGTAAGTCATGCCGGGTAACTTAGATGCGCTCAAGCGGCGATTATCAGTAGCCTATGAAATTGCGCTCCCTGACGAACAAACGCTGACCTTCACCATTTACCGCCAACGAGTAGCGGCATGGCAGCAGACGCTCACCGAAGAAGCCGCCAAACTCGGATCGCGCAAGACGGGCAAGGCACCAAGCGGAGTAGACGCGGCGTATTTGCAGCGGCAATCGCGAGAGGATGCACAGAGTATCCGCCGGACGTTTCAGCGCGATTTGGAACGCGAGATCGAACGGCTGTTCAATGCCAATCCGCAGGGTGATCGAGCCTACTACATTGCCAACCTGGAACAGTGGGCAGACACACGGGCGCAGTGGAAGGATCGCCAGATTGCGCTCTACAACAACAAGACAGCGCAGTATTACGCACAGCAGCGCTTTCATGAGATGAACAAGATTGTTGGGGCAAGTTTCCGTTTTATGGGACCGGCCCCAGCCTGTGACGATTGTGGAAGTTTATTTGCAGCGGGAGTGGTAGACCAAGCGTATGTGGAGGAAAACCCAGCCCCGGTTCACACTGGCTGTCCTCACTGGTGGGAAAGCGTTGACATGCCTAGACCGGGCGTACCGCTGAATGAGTTATGGGTAGGGTAACACAAGACAAAGAGGAAATGTCAATGTATCTGAAATATCGCATCAAAGCTATTTATCGTTGGTTTGTTATGCACTTGGCGCGCAATGTTGAATATTCAGCGTACTCTAACCCCGTTGCTGTTGGTGGTTATTTGGGCGCTTACAATTGGCGAGATCGCTGCATTGCTTTCAAGCGTTTTGATGGCTCCATACAATACATGTGGTAATAATTGCCCGCCGCCGTGACTAACTCGCCTGGAAACTTGTTAGGCACACGGACAGCAGGCACTTAGAGTGTAGTGAAATGAGGACTCATGAGCAATCGAATATCTGGACAAATGCCCGCACGGGCGGTAGCAACACCGACAGCATACACATCGGCTGACGCCGACAAGATCGCTGAACTTGAGGCGCGTATTGCAACATTTGAGAAGAATCTCGCCGCACTTGCCACTATTGTCTCATTTGTTGATGGGCGTGTTGAGGATCTTGTGTTTTCCAAAAGCGATACGCCTACGGTTGAAGTGGTTGTCACACCCGATGTGACGCCCATCGCCCCCGAAACCGATGTTACGGGCGGCGTTACTCGCTCACGTAAACCCGCCGCGAAATCAGCGGATAAATAGCACGTCGCACGACACGCTTACCCCTGGCGCAGGAGGGGGATTTAGTCTACCCGGACGTAAACGGGGGAAGGAATACCATGACCGACGAATTGAATACCCAACAGACTAACACGACACCAGCGGCGCAAGTCGCGACACCGGACGGGGCCGGGAACCAACCCGATACGTCGCGTACATTTACGCAGGCTGATGTGGATAAGCTGATGGCACAAGCGCGGGCCGAAGGGCGACAGGCGGCTAGTAAGGACGTCAAGGAAAAGTACGGCGATCCGGTAGAACTGGCGAAAGCGAAAGCCGAGTTGGATCAACGGAAAGCATCCGAGATGACCGAACAGCAGAAGATCGCCGCCGAACTGGAAAGCCTGCGTAACCAATTGGCACAGAAGGAACGGGAAACAGCAGAGGCTAACCTTAGTATGCTGCGTATGAAGATCGGGCAAGAAAAGGGATTAGTCCCTGCGATTGCTGAACTTTTACGCGGTACTACTAAAGAGGAACTTGATGCACACGCTGATGTGTTGCTTGCATCTATCCCTGCTACCGCCCCGCTCGTGCCACAAAAACCAACCCCGCCCAACTTAGGGGCGGCGGAAGGTACGCAACAAGCACGACCCACAGTACGCCTATCGGACGATGAAAAAGAGATCGCCCAACGTGCCGGAATGTCTGTCGAAAAGTATATTCAGCGCAAGGTTGAGGCGATTATGCAACGAGGAGTAAACAACAACGATGGCTGATACATCTCTAGGCTTCCGTTATCGGGGCCGCATTTCGGGCGGTGATCCTACCGTCATGGACCTGCTGTTTAAGGACACTGAAACCCTGACCGCAGGCGATATTGTCAATCTCGAAACAGGCGAAGTTGATCTCGGTGCCACCAATGACGCGGCCCTATTGGGCGTTGTCTTGGAAACCAAATCGGGAACCGACTCGACCACGCGCATCAAGGTTATTACCGACACTGACGCAATCTACGGCGTGTATGACGCCAATGCCCGTCTTACGGGAGCAACATTGGACATTGCAGGCGCAACGGGCGCTATGACTATTGCGACCTCAAGTAACAAAGACGTGACGGTGTGGGCAGAGTCAACCGCCAGCGAAGAAACGCTTGTTGTTATCTCGCACGGACTGCACGCTTTCAATGCGACTCAGGCATAAGGGAGATAACTAATGGCTGCTGGACTCGTAATTTCTGATAACTGGCCCAACCTTCTCGAACCGATTGTGCGTGAAGCGTTCCTGCTGAGCGCGGATCGGTATCCGTCTGTTATCCCGCAATTGTACGATACCCTACCGTCACAAGCTGCTTGGGAAAAATTCCAGGGGATTGGTGCTGTAGGCGTGGATGCGTGGGATCAATTCCGCAAGACTAAGCAAGCTGCGCGAGTGTCGTTTGATCAAGGCTACCTGACCACTTTCACACACGAAACCTATCTGGTTGAACTGCCGATTGAGCGCGAACTGGTTGAAGATGCGCAGTATCCGCAGATCACTGATGCTGTTTCCGCACTGGCTGACAGCTTCTCCGAGAAAAAAGAAACAGACGCATCAAGTCTGTTTGTCAACGCTTTTACTGATGCTTACGCGGGCGCGGACGGTGTGGGACTGTGCAGCACGTTGCACCCGAATGGACCCAACAAAACGGGCAGCACTCAGTCGAATGAAGGCACTTACTCACTCACGGCTGATAACGTCTCGACAGTTCGTATCGCCATGATGGGCTTCAAGGATGACGCAGGCGGACGTCTGGCGATTAATCCCGATCTGCTGCTGGTGCCACCGGAGCTTGAAGATGCCGCGCTGAAAATCGTGAACTCGACCAATCAGCCCGGTAGCGCGAACAACGACATCAATCCACAGCAGGGCCGGATGCGCGTGGTTCGGTGGAACTATCTCACCGATACCAATGCTTGGTTCATGATCGACTCGAACCGGATGAAACGCGCCTTGAAGTGGTTTGACCGTGTACCGATTAACATCACGCTTGCGCCTAAGAGTAGTTCTGCATGGGCTATCTACGAAGCGCGCGCCCGGTATTCCTACGGATGGCGGGACTGGCGTTGGTTGCATGGGTCAAATCCCAGCTAAGGGGCCACCATGACACTCACAAACTACCCTAACGGCATCACCTCTTTCGGGATTCCTCAGTTCGGCAATGGGGATATTCCGACCATGCTAGGCTCTGTGTTTTTCGTAGACTCCGCTACCGGGAGCGCGGCGAATAACGGCCTAGACAAAGCAAACGCACTGGCAACGATTGACGGTGCGGTCAATAAATGCACGGCAAGCAAGGGCGATGTGATTATCGTTCTGCCGGGGCATTCGGAAACTCTGACCGCCGCGATTACCTGTGATATTGCAGGGATTACGATTATCGGTCTGGGTGAGGGAACGTTGCGCCCGCAGTTGACCGTAGGTGGCGTAATTGACGGTATCACCATCACCGCCGATAACGTGACCATCGACAATCTCTACTTCAACGAGGCCACAGCAGCAGCCACCGCGAATATCAACATCGCGGCGGCAAACGCCAAGCTGCGTCGGATTCACATGGATTGCGGCACGAATGACGTGGATGTGATTACGGTCACGGCGACGGGCGAACTTCCGACCATCGAAGATTGTACCGTGCTGATCACCGCCAATGGCCCGGATAGCTGGGTTAAGTTTGAAGGCGTGATTGATCGTCCGATCATCCGGCGGAATGTGATTGTCGGATCGGACGGTACCAATCCGTATGACGATGGCGTGTTGGACTTTAATAGCCAAGCGGTAACAAACCCCGCAGTGTATGGCAACGTGTTCAACGGCGGAAATCAGACCGTGACCGTTGTTGCCAACGGCGCATCGGTAGTTGCGGCTGTCTACGGGCCGAACGTCTATGCCGGATCAGCGACCAATGCAGACAACGTGGTATCGATCTCCGCTGTGTCGTTAGCGGCGGATTCGATTGGCGCGTCTGAAATTGCGACTGGCGCAATCGCCGCTGACGCTTTCGCGGCTGGCGCAATCGATGCAGCAGCTATCGCCAACGGTGCTATCGACGCGGCTACGTTTGCGGCGGGCGCGATTGACGCGGCTGCGATTGCCAATAATGCGATTGACGCAACGGCTATCGCTGACGATGCGATTGATCTGTCCTCAATCGCCGATGATCTACGCGCGGAAATTCGCGGGTCAGCCCTGAACTACAACGCGACGGGTTATCTCGCGGTAACGGCTGATATGACAAGCGCGACCTGGAATACCCAGGCGGTGCATGAAGTTTTCACCGTTACGGGCATGGTCCGAATGCGCATGTTGATTGAATGCACGGGAACGCTGGAAGATGCGGCGGACGGTGCCTCCATTCAATTTGGGTACGAGGGCGCGACCAACGGGATCATTACCACGACCCAGGCCGCAGGTGCAGGTGGCAATACGATCACAGCGGGTGAAATCTGGCTTGATGCCACGCCTGCTGATACCGTGACAGCGTTTAGCTCAGCGGTTTTAGATCGCGTTGTACCAGGCGGCTTAGACGTTGGCTATGAGATCACGGGCGCGGCCTTGACAGGCGGAGCGCTGGTGTTTCACTGCTGGTGGGAACCGCTGAACGCTACCGGGGCAGTTGCAGCCAGAGCGGGTGGCGTACTGTAATCAATGATGGGGCGGGGTAACTCGCCCCTCTAAGGATAATCTATGCAACCGAATTGGATCTACAAAATCATCGAAATTCCGGTCACGGTAACACTCAACGCTTATGATGCGTCAGACGTGGTTGGCGGTGTGCTGGAAAGTGATGAGATAGGTCAGCTCCGGGGCGGTGGGTATATCGAGATGGTGCG